CCGGATACAGATATCGCAGTCACGCGTGGAGATGAAACTAAGGATGAAACTATAGATGGGGTTACGGATGAAACAAAAGATGAAAAAATAGAGGAAATAGATATTGTAGGAGATTTTCAGGATTTAGGTGATAGTAAAATTGATGAGATCCCTTCAATTGAATTAGATATTTCACCGTCGTCTGTTGCCGATGATGATAGAGATGTGGGTGACATAGATGATATGGATGATATGGATGATATGTATGATATGGATGATATAGAATTCGATATGGTTGTTCCCGATACGGCTATTAAAGATAGACTAAAAAAAATGATTTTAGATGGCGATGATATTGTTTTAGGTAGAGATTTGGGTACGATTACAGAAGAAGTCCCTGTGGAAGAAAACAGGCAAAGATATGGCATTGAGACACAGGCAAATGATTTACTAGATGAAATGTTGTCAACGCTTCCAACTAATAAAAGAACTAGTAAAAAATTAAACGAAATACATTTGATGATTGAAAGATTTAAACAATTAAGAAAACAATATTCAGAAATTTCATCTCAGGGTGAAATTGTGAAACCTAAAATTAAAGGTAGAGATTTCAAACCTTTAATAGAGAGATTAAAAGATTTCAATAAAAAATTATATTGGTTAATACCGATTGTTAAAAATCAAAAAAAATTATATAATATTGACGACGATGACATCGATGACGATGATATTATATCGGTGACTTTGGATGGCACACAGGAATTATTAAATGAGTTTATTGAACAATATAAAGAAAATAGAATACCCGACGGTTTAAATAAGTATAAATATTTAAATAAGGAAATAAATAAATTATACACACCATTCGGACTTCCAACTGACAAATCAAATGTTATTACAGAAACAAAGGTCCATGATAATATAAATATGATTGTTGATAATTTAGGAGACTTTTATTCTTCTATTTCAGAACAAGAAAATATAATTGGCAAAAAAAGATTTTTAACACAAAATTATAATATGGGTTTAACCGAACTCTATATTAATAAAAACGAAAATAAAAGCGGTTATAATCCAGAAAGGATCGAATTAACACCCAACGATAAAGCAGCCGTTATTGGTATGATGAGTTTAAACAAACAAGCGTTAAAATATTCCCATGTAGACTTGCCCAACAGTTCTATTTTATTGAAATCACATTTAGCAATGGTTTCATTTAATTATTGGAGTATTTTTAAGAAAAATAGAAAAATAGTAAACATAGATGTGGACCTAGATACTGAAATCCAACATGAAGAAAATTTATTTTTAGACGATATTACCGCATTTATGTTTAAAGAACAAACAAAATTTGCCGATAGAAGTGACGACGCATTTCGTTTATTTTTGGAAAAAGTAATTCCTAGAACTAACACATTATTCAATCTTGTTAAGAAACATATAAAAAATACAACTTCTTATTTAAAACTTGTTGGGGTATTAGAACCATTTTTAATTTATCCAGACGATATTACATTTAAACAATATGAAAATATATTGGAATTTTTAAGAGAACAAATATCATCGTTTAAACAAAATTTAGTTAGGTCTGAAATAGAATATAATACTTTTATAGCAAACGATTTTCCAAATAAAAAAAATAACAACTTGGTAGAAATATTAGATTTTTCTGATATTGGATTTAATTCTCGCGATCAAAAGATAAACGAATCCATTGATAAATATAGCATGAGTGATTTAAATACCACAGAAGCGGTAAGGAAAATGATAACATCTGACTGTGGTAGATTATATTATTCAATGATTTCTGATCTGGATTTAAATTTATTTCAACCCATTGATATCGACAAATTAATCCAAGAAGAACTAGATAAACCCGATAATGTTTCATCACCCGTTTTAGATAAAAATTGTAATCAGTACACAATGTCAAAACACTATATCGATATAGAAGAATTAAGAAATGATGATGGTAAAACCATATATTTTGACAAGAAATTTGACCAGACAAGATACGATATTATCGAAGAATTTAAAACGCAACAATCACAGATGGTACCTAATGATTTTAGAATATTTTTGGTAGATCATTTAATAAGAAATGTTGGGATGACACAAGAACAATCGGAAAAAGAAACCAAAAGTATTTTGGAAAAGCAGAGAGAAGTTACTGAAGGTGATTATGCTTACTTGTTGGATGATAATTTCCAACCATTATATTTTTATAGAAATAATAATATGTGGGTAAAAAATGATTTATTTAGTGGTAAAAAATTAAATGAAATTATGTTTTGTAATTTAAAACAAAGTTGTATAAATATAAAGAAAAAATGCGGCCCCATTGTAATAAACAAGGTGAAAATTCAGAAAGATTTATATAAAGAAATTCTCTCTCAGTTCGACGAAAAATTTCATTCTTCTATGACTAATTTACGTCGTATAATTATTGAAACGTATAAATATAATTATGAAAATATTTCACGCCTTAAAATATTAAATAATACATTAAATTTAAAAAATCAAACAAAAAAACAACTTATCGCAAATACATTAGAAGAAAGAGACATCAAACATTCCCCATACGAAAATTTACGCAATTTAATACTTTCTCAGCAAGATTTTGTAAAAAAGCAAAAAGATATTATTTCTTTTTGCGATAAATATACAAGAACCGGTTTGAGCGATAATGTTAGTGAAAATGAATATTGGTTTTATTGTATAGATTCGTCTGTCCCGTTAATACCTTCATTTTATAAGAGACTAGCAAACGCTTTTTACATTGGTGAGTATGAACAGGTATTGGAAAAAATAAAGACAGAGAGAGGTAAATTAAGTGACGATGGTGACAAGGTTGTTGACAGATTCAGTGGATTTATTATTAGCCGCATTGATTATGATGAAAGCGAGGGATATGATGAACAAGGATTTAAAATTGTTAGTAGAAATGTATTGGAATCAAACATTGAAAAAATAGTTTCCGAACTAGATTTTAAAATTCCAGATTCGACAAAATCAAAAAACACACAAACAATTTTAAATGTGGTAAATACATTAGATAAAAATTTGGGTATATCTGTTGAATCGCAATATGAATTTATTATTAATTTGGTAAATAATATTTTAAACAAATACATACCATCACAAAAAAATTATGAGAAAGCATTAATGGTAGCTAAAAAAAAGAAAAAAAAGAAAAGAATGCCTAGTTATGAAGAAGCTTATAATACGGGATTAATTATGACAACATTATCCGCATATATTATTGTTATTCAAACAATGATGCCTTCTATTAAAACAAAAAAGACATTCCCGACATGCATAAGATCGTTTAAAGGGTATCCATTAAACGGCGATGACGATACTTCGGGATTGAGATATGTTGTTTGTGCGGCTATAAATATAGCCAGAGGTTCTGACGCTGTTCCTTGGAATACGTTACCTAAAATAAGGAAAAAAATAGGTGCCGCGAAAACAATTGATACATTTGTATCTAAAATGAAGTCATACATGGATTCTAAAATTTTGACAAATGGAGATGTCAAAAAAAAAATATTAGATAAACTTTATTATTTATCACATACAGTTGAAAAAGACGAGATACCTACAGATTTCGACGTGAAAAACTGGAATACCTTTTTACCACCTTTAAAACCAATTAAAGTAATTCGTTTACATGATGTTGACCCAAGTTTTAAAAATGATTTAACAAGAATGCTTGAAACGGGAAATTCCGCTCAATTTCAAAAATTATCAGAATTAAAAAGTAAAATTTTTTACTTTTCTCTCCATATCCAAGAATTAATTCAAAGGGTTGTTAATAAAAAAAACATTACTCTTTTTACACTAACAAATGAACCGTTTGTGGAAAATGCTTGTTGCAATGATGGTAGTAAACATACACTCCAATACTTTATTAACGTTGAGCCAAATATAACAAAATTCAATAAAATAGTATCAGAACAATCGACAATATTAAATAACGCTCATAATCTTATCGAATCTCCATTTATTTTTGATGCGAAAGATACAAGATTAGTATTTCCGATAATTTCCAAAGAATTTTCTGAAAAAACTATTTATAAAGCTTTTCTTAAATATTGTAAATTTAATTCTGGAATAACAATTCCAGATAGTTTAAAATTTGTTTGTGGAGAGAATAAAAGCAACTTTAAAAATATAGATACGATTGAAAGTAAAATTAAAACAATGAAACATGAAGGAAAAATTTATTCGAAATCCAGTTTTTATCAGCTATTAAATATTATTAATACTGAAAACATTGTTTCTATTGATTTTAGTCCAATAATAATAACTTCAAGATTGAAAATAGAACATCTTATTTCAAACAGCATATTAAAAGATAAAGTAAAAGATACATCATTGGGTACTACAATTAATATATTAAAAGAATTATTTGACTCATATGAAGCAACCAGAGAAGAAAATGATATTGGAATTAAAGAAACACATGAATACTTAGATTCGCAATTAGACGCATTAATGAATTATAATATTATTCCATTTTTATCTAAATTTGGCGTTGATGATGAGTATTTATCATTTATAAGAAATATTGAAAAATTTAAAACGCGCGGCGATGATATTTACATAAGCAGAGATGATGAAACAGCCTTTGCTGAATATGAGTTTTTGAAACAATCTATTCATGACATTTTGAAAATATATCCATCAATAATTATAAATAAGGTTGATTATAAAAGTATAAGTGTTCCAAAACACTGGGGGGTGGCACCTAATCATAAAAATGATATTATTCATTTTATAGAAAAAGAATTTATACCACTTCAAACTTTTTACGATGATAAAGCAATAACAAGTTTATTGAAGAAAGTTATGGATAAATCAGATAGTATTCTAGAAATAATGAATTCAACGCCATTTTACGCTAATATAAAACAATATCCAGGAAAAAAAAGATTTAACACGCTTCTTAATGGAAAATTATTAGAAAAATTTATGAAATATTATTTTTTATATTCTATTAATATCTATATCGAGTGTTTAAACGAAGAACAATTAAAATTACAAGACATGGTGAATGGTGAAACCCAATCTGTTTTAAGTTCCGAAGTTGCCGAAAGTATGGCATTGGGTAAATCCGAGGATGTTAAAGAACGGGTAGTTAAATTAATTGTTTCCTACATGGACTTAGTTGTATCAAATAAGAAAATATTAAATTTCAGCGATATTGAAGTAAACGAAGCTGTTGTCAAAGCTGCTGAGAGAGAAAAATCTAAAATTGTAGCAAATTTAGGTAAATTATCACAAGAAGAATTACAAGTAGAAGATATTCTAAAAAATCAAAAACTAGGCAAGTGGGGCTTGGGTTTATCAAAAGCCATTTATGAATATGACAAAGATCAATATGAAAAAGAAAGAGTTGAATTTGAGGAAGAAGCGCAACAAGTATTGCAATTAAACCAAATGACTGGACAAGAGGGGGGCATCGACCCAGATACATCGGTATTAATGGATATGTTGAATGAAGGTGCTCAACAACAACGCAATATTGACGAATCAAATGCTTTAATGAGGCAATTAGGCGATGATGATGATTTTGGAGATATGGACGGAGACGAACGCTTTTAAAGCTTTAAGCTTTTGAGAAAAGCTTTACCAAAACAAGCTTTAAGCTTTTGAGAAACAATTCTTTTAAGAATCTTTATTTTTAATGTTTATTATTAATATTATTTTTTAATTATCTATATATAAATTAGTTATGTATAGACAATTTATAAGACGGAATATTTCATCAGTTGCTATTATTTTGTTTGTTATATTTTTTAGCAGTATTCAAATAACTAAACCTTCTTTTTTATATGAAAAAAATGGCGCAATTAGAAAATTTGGAATTGGTCGAAAGAAAAAAACAATATTACCAATATGGTTTTTAACAATTATTTTATCTTTTTTATCGTATTGTGTTATTCATTATTATTTAGAATTGCCTAAAATACTTTAAGAACTGGAAGTATAAAATACAGGCTTTTGCTTTGATTGTAATTTTGCTTGTTGTTCCGCAAATTTATCGGCGTTTTTACCACTTTGTTTTGTTGAATATGAGCATTTTATATCCAATAAAGCGTTATACGTAGTTGTAATGACTAATATACCAGTTAACGAATACCAAATAAAATCGGCGACATTATTTTTCATAGCTATACATTTCCATAAATCTTTATAACCGGGTAAAGATTTATAATTTTTCCTTATAATATTATCGTTTGCCATTCTCATAAGAAAAGAATCATAATTATCATGCGACATTTCATTTATAACTAATGAATGATCTGAGCAAATTTTATCAATTAATTCACTTCCTTTAGAAACAAATAATCCATTAAATATATCTTTCACGCCCATAAACATACTTATAACAAAATAACCAATCGTATTTGAAAAGGGCGTTCTCCAGCCTGGAAAGAGTTGGAGAAGCATTATTATCGTACCAAAAATAAAAAAATTTGGAAGTATTGTATATATTATCGATGGTACAACTTGAGGTGTCCCATTACATAACTCCGCACTGTTCGAAACATTTATACCTATTTGTGAGCCTATAACGATTATTAAGTAAACTACCATCAATATGCTTTGTAAAGATGAATTTTCTGTCATGTTTATATCAATTAAATAGTATTTTGATATAAAATATACTATCGTTGATACTAAAAATATAGCTAAAGATATTGCCGCTGATTTCATTGTGTATATTATATTTGTGTATTATTATTTTTCTTTTTATCGGTTTATTATTTAGTAGATGGATATATCAAAACCTTTATTAATTGAACCAGGTGTTAAATATTTTTTAAAAGAAACATTAAAGCAATGTAAGAATAAAAAAAATGATTATTATTATTATTGGGTAAATATTGGATTATTTTTATTATTTTTATTAATTTTAGGAAGTTCCATAATTTGGAAAAAAAAAACAAAACCTTCTAAAGAAGATTTAATTTTAAAACATGAACAACAAAAAAAATACATATTGGAAAAAATTAATGGTTTACAAAAAGCAAAGGAAAAAGAAAATAATAGAATAATTACTAATTTACCTAAATTTGAAAGCAATTTCGAAAGAATACATAAAAATTATTATAAGGTATAAATATATCAATGGCAACAAAAGTCGAAGAGGGGACCAAAAATTACTATATTTTAAAATCGAAATATGAAAAAAAGTACAATACCGCTATTAAAAATATAAGAAGAAGTGGGCTTTCTTTAGAACAAAAAAAAGAAAAAGCTAAAAATATTAAGATAAAGTGTATTGGGAAAAAATGTTCCTCTACACAAGGTTCTATTTTTACAATTAAAGATAATCATTTGTTGGCAAATTGCGGGGATATAGATAATCCTTGTGATTTGAATATAGATATATATCGTGGAAATTATTTATACTTACCTACAATATTAAAACAAGTCGAAACTGATTTGGAAAATGTAAAAACAACAATAGTTACTTTGAAATTAGAAATCCTTTTTGCCCTCTCAAATGAAGAAACTATTTCCGAAGAATTTGAAAAGTTTAAAAAAAAGTATTTAGAACTGGAACAGATTATTGCTAATTTAAATTCAATTGTTATTGACAATAACATGATAGAAATTAACCAACCGATTGCTGGAAACGACCAACAAATTCTTAAAGATGAATTTATTAAACTTGAAATGATTAAATTGGGAAATTTAATTAATGAGTTTAGAGCTATAATAAAAGAAGCACAGCTGGAAACGTCTGTTTCTTCTATACCTTTTTTTTCAGATGCGATTCAAAAATATATTAATAAAATAATACCGTTGCTGAAAAATATTCAAACCCTAAAATACGATATCCAAAAAATAGTAGAAGAAGGCGAGACTTTTAAATTAATTCAAATAAAAACGTCATTATATAAAAATGAGGTAGAACTGGAATCGGGGAAAATAATATCATACAATAAATAATAAAATAAGTTTATATATATAATGAAAATGATTAATGTTCCATTATTTATTATCAGTTTGGCTTTTGGGTTATTTTTAGTTTATATTACATCTCCGCGACCAGATATTATATATGTATATCCAACTCCAGACAATTTAGAAAAAATCCAGTATAAAGATAATGCTGGAAGCTGTTTTGGTTTTGTTTCACATGAAGTATCCTGTCCAAAAGACCCGAAAAAAATAAGAAAATACCCAGTCCAAGAGACTGTCAGTGCGCCTCCTATTCATAAAATTCGATTTTAGCTTAAAACTACTAATTATATCTAAAAACTAATATTAATATATATTATAAGATGTATTTAAGACGATTATTATATGGACCCGTGGGTAGGATAGTAATTCCTATTCTTTTAGGATTAGGTTTGGCTACTTTATTCAGAAAAGTATGTAAAGATAGAAGTTGTTTGATTTTTCACGCTGCCCCTTTTAGTAAAATTAAAAATCAAGTATTTAAATTTAATGATAAATGTTATGAATTTGAAGAAATCGCAAAAACGTGTGACCCTTCTAAAAAAACACTAGAATTTGCGTAAATTTCGTCTTAATATTGTTGTATTATAATAATATATGTCTGATTCGACAAGTATAGAAAGTTTATCTTCAAATAATATTTCATTGACAACTACCGAAAAACAACAACCGGTTCAAAATAATAACAAGGGTAACATTGACCAACAAGAACCGTCTAAAATGATAAACGGTATCACAGAATTATCTAGTAAAACGATAAACGAAATTGTGTCTGGTATCCGAAATGCGTCGCAAAAAGGTTTAACTAGTTTAATTTCCAGAGATATTCCCACCACAACACCTCATATCACACAAGACGAAGAAATTAAACCAAACTATATCCCCGAACCTACAAAAAAAGACTATATAGAACAACATGATACATACCAAGATTTAATTGAGCGAAATCAAAAATCGACTAAACAAGAAGAAAAAATAGAAAATATTTATGAAGAAGTACAAAATCCATTAGTAGCGACGATATTATTTTTCTTTTTTCAGATGCCATATTTTTCTAATATAATGAAACATTATATACCTGCTTTATTTAATACATCTGGAACACCTACATTAATAGGTCATTTATATAAAGCGTCATTATTTGGATTTGGATTTTATGGAATTACAAAAATTAGCAATTATTTGAGTGAAATGTAATTTTATTCATATTTTTTATTTTTTTTAATTATAAACATATTTATAATTAAAATTTATCGGTTAAATTGGAAAATAGGTTGTTTATTTAATACAATTTATAATAGTATTATCTTTTTCTTTTGATTTGTTTTTTTTTTGTGCGTGTCATTTTTCTTTTTTTGCGTGTCATTTTCCTTTTTACGTGTTTCCTTTTTTTTGTTTTTCTTTTTTTTCTTTTGCTGCCACCTTTTGTTTTTTGTTCTTTGAATGTATCCGTTGACGCACTTTCTCCTACATCACCCAACATCAAATTTCCTTCATGCCTAATCTGTCTAATTCGTTCCTCCGCCTGAGCGTGAACAAGCTCTCTGGTATCTTCTAGAGCTCCCCTAACACATGTTGCGGCTCCATCTTGGAAAGTTGCTGCGTTCTTTATGTTCTCGAGGTGATGTTTATTCATCATATCCATCACGTGAAGCTGGGTTTCTGCGTTCATACTCACATTTTTCTTAACAACCTCCTGAATATTTTTTCTCTGTGATTGATAGTCTTTGAGTTGTGCGTCAAATAGATCTGTAGCCTCTGCCAACTCTTTGTCCAATTGATCAAGTCTTCTTACTCTTTCTTCTCTTTCTCTTTCTATATTATCATACTCAGTTCCCCTTTGTTGCTGATATTCTTGTTTTTGTGATGCTTGTGTTACTGGTCTTGCCGCCGCTAATGCGGTATCCCAAACAGTTTGATCGGCTGATTGTAAAGCTACCACCAAAGCACTTTGCGCGGCCTCTTCTAAAATCCTTTCATCTGTAACCAATCCTTTTAGAGTTTTTAATCTTTTTTTAATTTCTTTGACTCTATTACTGTCCCTCAGCAAATTGGTTAGTACTATTGGAGTCGTCGCTGGTACAACAACCACTCCTATAGGCATATAGGAGTCGGCATGTCCCGAACGTCCACCCTGAAATCTAAGTCGAAGATAATTTCCAATAACTGATAAAAATACAATTAAAAAAAGGGTAGTCACCAGAAACGCTCCCAGGTTAGAACTCGCACTTGTGTCGTCTCGACATGACCCAACTAGTTCGGCTACTTGAGCATCAGTTCCATTAAAACGTGATGGTGTGCATTCATCAAACATGCCTAAAAAACGTTCAAAAGGTCGGTCGTCACCTACAAGTTCCATCACTTTAAAGAATCCACTATAATATAAAGTCGTATAAATATAGTACAAAGGGTTCCACATGGACGCGCCTGGATTCGCAGTATCTCTTAACGTTTGAAGAATGGCACCCATACTTGATTCACACATGGTATCACAACCACTAACTATTTTCACCATCATACCACCCATAAATTGATAAGCATATTGACCCATTTTACCGATCGCACCGACCCCGCTCCCTGTGAGCGCTCCGGAATACAAGGCTCCCATCAATTCAGCAGAATCAGGATCACGAATCATTCCTTTTTCTAAATTTTCAACCATCGCTATTTGAGTAACGACTGACTCTTTAAATCGATCTTTAAGAAATTCAGCATAAACTCTTTCCGCATCTTTAAGAGATTTATTTAAATTGACCCTCTTTTTTCTAGTTTCTATTGATGCTTCTTCTTTTTGTTTGGTTATATCTTCTATTTCTTTGGTTATCATATCCATTTGGGCTTTAAAATTTAGTAGTGTCAGATTATGTTGTTCGCGATTTCTCGCCATGGCGTCTACTAAAGAATCACTTATGTCTTTATTTAAATTTATAAAACCTTTCGAAACTTCTTGTATTTGGTTCATTGGCATTTGTGTTATACCATCGCCACCCACCAGACCTCCGATTATTTTACCTGCTCGTGTTTGTTGTGCATCTTGTCTAGAAAGAGCAGTAATGTCTATTTCTCTTGTTTTTCCTTTTGACGATGACGGGTTTGTTCTCGCGCCTCCTTTTTTTCTTGTTTTTTTACGTTTTCTTTTTTTTCCACCCCGTATATTATCCAATGTTGGGATATTATCAATAAAAGGCTTTAAAAATGCTAATAATTCATTGGATTGTTTTCCACCGCCCAATAAACCAGTAACAATAGTATCAAGAGATTGAACACCTTGAGTGTACATTTTAGAGATTTCTTGATCCGACATACTTGGGAGAATTTGTAATAGCGAATTTGCTGCTATTTGTTCTAATAATTTAACACGTTCGATATTAACTTTAACAGGAGCCATTTATAATATAATATTAGAAATTATTTTTTAATTTATGTAATTCAACAAAACTTTTCCTAAATAAACTAAATTACTCTTTTAAATTTTTTTCTACAATATCAAATTTAAAAATTAAGCTATTTTCTAATTTATTTGGTAATAATTCTTTTATACGCGCGTATACAATTGTTTCATTTTTTAAAAGGTCTCTTGCCAATGATTTTACATATTTTTTATATTTTTTTAATGTAGAAAAAGTAAATTCTTCCAATTCATCTGTCATTTCCTTACATTTTGAAAACATATTTTCCGACATATTTTCTCCAATAAGACCCATACAACTTGGGTTCAAAGCACCCATTTCTTTACTCATACCCCAATTAGTATTATATAAAGTGATGAAATTAGATATTTTTTCTATATCATCAGAAGCCCCTGTCGAAACATTATTATAAATTAGCTTTTCGGCGGATCTCCCACCCAATAAAACACATATTAATGCCAATATAGCATCTTCCGTGTAAAGTTTATTGTGCGACGGTTTTGGTTGTGAAAACCCCAAGGCGGATTCGCCACGAGGGATTATACTTACTTTTATAGGTGGTTCGGTATGTTTTAGTAAATATCCCATTAAAGCATGTCCCGCTTCATGATGCGCAACCCTTTCCCTTTCCTTTTTATTCATCATTCTCTCTCTCTTTTCACGACCGATCATTACTTCATCAATTGCTATTTGAATATCTTTTTCTGTTAGTTTAATATCTGTTTCTTTTCTTTGAATGGCATTCATTTTTGCTTGATTTGTAATATTAGCAATATCAGCACCAGTCATACCCGCTGTTCTTTCAGATAATACACTATGCGATATATTATTAGGCAATTTTACATCTTCCATATATAATTTAAAAATTTCCTTTCTCTCAATAAAATTTGGCGGATCAAAAAATATTTTTTTATCAAACCTCCCAGAACGCAATAAAGCTGGGTCTAAAAATTTTATTAAATTTGTTGCCGCAAAAATCATTATATTCGAGGTATCATCAAATCCGTCCATTTCAACTAATAATTGATTTAAGGTATTGGCTTTTTCAGAGTTATTGCCAATGTTTCTTTTTGAACCCACCGCATCAATTTCATCAATAAAAATAATACACTTTTCTAATTCTCGCGCTTTGGAAAATAATTTTCTAACACGAGCGGCACCAACACCAACATACACTTCTACAAATGAAGACCCGGAAACACTTAAAACAGGGATATCTAAATATTCGGACATTGTTTTTACTAATAAAGTTTTTCCTGTTCCAGGTGGTCCCGCTAGTAAAATACCTTTCGGAAGCGTAACATTCCACTCTTCGTATTTTGATTTATCATTAATAAGTTCCATATAATATTTAATTTCTTCTTTAACCGTTTCTAGACCAATTATTTTTTTTAAAGAATTTTCAACACTTTTTGTTTCACTTTTTGTTTTATTTTTATCTTTTTTTTCTTTTTTTCCTTTTTTTCTATGAATAAAATCAAATTTATTGAAATTTGATTTTTCTTTATACTGTTTATACATTCTTGTAAATACAAAAAACAAATACATATAAAAAATAATTGTAAGAAAACTTATTTGTTTTTCTTCTGGAGGCTCTTCTGGTTTTGACCAAAACATATACTATAAAAAAGAATAAAGTTATTAAATGCTTTTCTTAAAAGTTCTTTGATGGTAAATTTTATTTATTATCATTTTATATATTGTTAATATTTATACCTACACATATTTTATATTCTTAAAAATATTATATAACCTAGTTATTTTATTTGTAAAAAATAAAATAACACTCTTTACATACATGAAAAGTAAATTTTCTTATAAAATAAATAACCCCAATAATTTTAATATAATAAATGACAGTTATGTTGTCCCGTTTGGTGTTAGATGCCCTACGACTATAGCATGTCAATACGCAAGTCTTCGTAAATTTTCTTTACCATTTGACTGGTGTTCTCCTTTATCACCTAAAAAAATCCAATTAGTATTAGAAAATAATTTTGATGATTTTATACCCGACGTCCATGCTGGTATATTTAAAAATAAATATAATTTTACATTAACACATTTTAACAAAGACGTTAATGAGGGTATTGACGCATATAAAAGAAGAATTGACAGGTTTAATACAGTAATAAATGATAGAAAAAAAATATATTTTATTTTTATTAATGAAGATTATTTATGCAATCCTTCATTTCGCGACGATAATTATAACAATAATATTTTTAAAGAAATGTTAGAGTTTGAAAATTTCATAAAAAAAAAATATAAAAATATTGATTATAATATTTTGTATTTTGGTTTTAATCATTTTGATATTCCAAAAAAATCAAATATTATTAATATTGTTTTACATACTAAATATTTATACGAATGTTGTGATAAAGTGCCATTTGTAACTTTTAGAAAATTTTGCGGAACGATATTAACAAATTTATTTAACACTAAATTTACGTTTGACGGTATGAGCAAAAATATGTTTACTAAATAAGTATTTTTATAAAATAATTAAAGTTAACTAATTAATTATATTATATATGCCATCGGCAAGAAAGTGTTGTATTTCAGACGACGACTTCTCGGGATTTGAAACAATAATCGATATTGATTATTATGACAGCTTAGAAGAAATAGTTAGATACGTAAAATTATGTTTAATTAAATCACTAACAAAACTTAAATTAGAACAATTAGTAAAAAAAGCAACTGAAAAGAATTTTCATATACACGATAGAGAAATAAATAATATTTTATCTGAAAACGAAAATAATATTATATGGATTTGTGGTCATTGTTAAGAAAAAAATCTTATAAGAAAATCTTAGGTAAATCACTTTTTACCTTTTTTTTCCTTTTTTTCGTTGTTTTTCTAGTTTGTCTGTTTGTCCTAGTCGCTCTGTCTCTTCTGGCTGTCTTAGCTGTCTTAGCTGTCCTAGTCGTTCTGGTCGTCCGAGTCGTTTTTCTTTTAGATTTTTTTCTTTCTTTTTTTAAATATTCATCAAAAGGCGAGTATTTATAAAAATACCAATCCCATTCTTTTGAACCGCGCTTATTTTTTAATTCTTTGTATTTAACCGCCTTTTCCTCTCTCATTTTTTCCATTGTCAATTGATTGCCATAGCAATTAACACTAAATCTCCTCAATATTCCCTTTTGTTCTAAACGATTTGCTTGTTGAACTTTAAATAAATATTCTGCCATACAAATAATTCTATTTGGATCATAATATTCTTTATCTACATAGAGAAAAGCTAAATAAAAACTTAACATAGTGTCGATGGTAGCTATTTTAATTTTTCTTTTGTTTTTATAAATTAAATTATAACTATGACAAGCAAGTGGTTCATATATAAACGCGATTGTTTCCCCTAAAACTTTTACTTCATAATGAGGGGCTATAATTTCACCAATCCCTTCATGCTTCTTTATTGTAATATTTTCAATACCTTCAGATTTCAATCTTTCTTTTAAAATAATAGCTGATTGTTGCGGTTCTGTAGACAATACATCAAAATCAGGTATTTTGGGGAGAAGATTTTTTTTTAAATTGTGAAGATGTTTTAAATACATTTCATTAGCCATTGCTCCAAAAAAAATCAATCCTTGTGATATAAATGAATCACGAGTAACATCAAAAATTTTCTCCTGGATTTTTTTTGTAAGTTTTGATTTCGGATCAATAATTCTTTGTATTTCAATAAATTCACAATCCTTACCTTTTAAAGGGTAATTTTTATTTAATAAAATAATTCTTTTTAATACCTTTTCCCAACGTGAAATATTTCCCGCCGGTCTGGATAATTCTAAATACATTAACATTCTAAGATAATTTGGAGGAGAATAATATATTCCGCCAATAGTTATTGATTTTTTCATTAATGATTTATACAATTTAGGTACTAAAAATGTGATATCAGCAACCGGTATAAAATTAACAAACACTTTGAAAGTTCCAGCATGAGCACCCGCTTTTGCTTCTACCTCATCAAATCCTTTCTTAAAATATATATCAGCTAAAGTTTTTGCATCATTTAATGGGTCAGGCGAGAAGAAATCGTAATCCGGTAGTTCTATTTCCTTATCATAAAACTGATCTTGCTCAGGTAATATATTATTAATTGCTGTACCTCCATAACATATTCTTTTTTTAACTCTTAAAAAGTCTTCAACTATTTTGATTATTTCCTTAATTTCTGGATTATTTAATTTTTTCCGTCCTTCTTTATATTCTGCTTTATCGATGGCTTGACGCAATATTGCTAATTCACATTCCTCAAAAGACATATTTTCCATCGTTCGTTTGTTTATTTTACATTTCATACTTAATATTAAATGTGAAAAAAAAATTATATGGTCGATTTATACATAGGTAAATCGATTTTCTTAGGCGCGAAGGATAATTCAGGGTTTTGAGCAGGTGGAGTTTTAAGCATAACGGGTTTTTGAGAACGTAGATTTGATGGTTTTAATATGAAAGCGCTCCCCCCATTATTAAATTTTTCGAAATATGATTTCATGTTACTATCCATATTTTGATAATTCATACAAACCATTTGACAACCATAACTAAAATGAAGACTGGAGGAAATGTTATCATTTAAATTTGTTAGGTCGGGCATTGTTAAAGTTAAATTTCTTTTATTATATTCTTCTAATGCTTTCGGATATTGCGTGTATTGTATGTTTTTGTTTCTCTTTTCTTGTAAATAAGGTGAGTCGCCCGATAAATTAATTAGTTCCTCAAAAGCAGAATCTCTGTAATTTTTATTTGATTGGTCGCATATTATAATGACCTTTGCCATTGACGAGTCCGTACCAGCGAAATCTAGTAATCTCTCGTTGGAAATATTTTTTCCACCACCCGGCGCATCTGATCTTCCTTCATAACCGTATGATGCGTCTAATAACTGGCTGCCAAATGTTTCAGA